CAGGCTCTTTCCATTCGCAGCGAGTGCGGTGGGTGCTTTTGCTGGAGGCGCCTTTAGTAGGGGCGCTCATCTGGACCGACCCATCAGGCAACTGGGCGATCACGTCAGGACACAACACGAGTGCTTCAGCGCCCATGAGTTCCAATGCTACCGGGTTCGTATCAGAGACTGGCAGCGGTGTTGCGATGAGGTACTTACTGATATCGACGGTCATGTCAGGCTGCTTCGGTTTCGGGCTGTTCGGCAACAACCTTCGGTGCGATGTAGTTCTTGGCCAAGAACGTGATCATGTCGCCTTTGCTGCGACCGTTGAAGTTGGTTGTCAGGGTTTCGAAGGTCGCCTTGTTCTCGGTGATCTCGCGGAAAGCCGCTTTGGATACAACCGAGCTGGAGTAGTAACGACGGTTGTCGTCTTCCAGACGGATCAGTACGTACACCTCGGTCTCCGAGGCTTCTTTGCCACTGCCGTGTTGCAGAATGGTTTTCCCCGCCACAATGCTGTCGGTTTGAACCAGTACTTTAACAGCGTCATCTTGAAAGCGTTCCATGTAACTCTCCTAGTCGAAATATTCTTTTGAAAGAATCCGTAGCACGAAGTACAGACTCAGAGCGGTGCGCAGTACCGTAACCGTTTGAGGTGTTTTAACCCCGGTCTGTTCCACAACGATCTCGTCGCCCAAAGCGCGGATGACTTTAACCGTATCGTTCTTACTCCGAGGAGCACCGTAGGCGCCACGCATCTTGGTAAGTACGTCGTACACATTGGTCTTCTTGATACCATTGGTGTATAGGTATTCGAACAAGTGAATCAAGACCGCGTCAGTAAACTCCTTATAGTGGGGCTTCTTAGCGTTCTTGTACACTTGCGGGAAGGTTTGAATAATGAAAGCCAGCTTGTCCCGAGGCACGTTCTCCAGGACACTCGCGGCAAACCCAGCCAGCTCTTCCTTGTAGAACGAGGTTTCCTCGGTCAATACCCGGTCGATGTACAACCCGTATTGGGTGACTTCCTTGGTAACCGACTTGATCGTCAATTCATCCCCAAGGTTCACCTTCGAGCTGTCCAGCTTCACGATGTTGGTCTGAGTCTTGACCTCGTGGAACACCTTGTTGATGTCGTTGATCGCCCGACGCAAGCGGTTCTGGATATCGCCGACCATGTAGACAATCTTTTTATCGTCATCCATTTTGGTGTAAGCGTCGAAGTGGATACCTGTCTTCGGGTTAAGAATGAACTCAGCCCGGGCTTCAATCAAGGCACGCCAGCTACCGTAACGCTTGATGTCGTATTTCAGACTCAGGCGGTTGTAGGTTTCCAACACCACTTCACGACGCGCCTGGAATGGGTAGTCGTTGTGAATGATGGAGGTCAGGCACTTGTAGTGGTACATGCAGAGGATATCGATCAAGGCCTGGTGTTTGGTCTTCTGGTCCAGCTTGCTGTGGTACACCTTGTACAGCAGGAATGGAACCGTCAGGTTGAACACGTCGCCTACTACCGACCACTCAGTGTTGATCGCTTTGCAGGCGTGCAGGTTCTCTTTGAGTTCCTCTTCGTCCACGTCGAAGATCTCACTGAACCATTGGTTCCGATCAGCCGTGGTGAAAGTGATCTTCTGCAACCCCAAGTACGGGCTACCAAAGAACTCCATGTAGTCCACCATCCCGACACGCCGGGTGATGAAGCTGTACACGTAACGACGCAAAACACCGGCCCACTTAGGTGTAGGGTCCAAGTCACCACCGAACCGATTGCAGACGGCCATGATGGCACCGTTGCTTTCAAAGTTCACACCAGTAAGCAATGCCTCAGCACCAGTCACTGATTGGACTTCACCAAGGTGCAGGGGTTCCAGGTACAAACCTTGTTGTGCCAGGTAGCTGTGTTTGTCCAGGCCTTCGAACAAACTGAAGACGTTGTTTTGTTCGTGGTAGAGTCGTTCCTCTTCTTCGGCGTAGTTGAAGTCCGACGGGTTATACTGTTCTTTCAACATGAGGGGATTCCTTACATGCGGCGGGGTACGCTCATGCGGGTAGTGTCTTGCACCAGTTGACGATCAGACCAAGCCATGCAACGTTTCCAGGTGTCGCCGAAGTACTCTTTGTATTGAGTCCATGCGTCGCTGTAAGCCTGGATATCGTCTTTGATGTCCTGCAACGGGACACCGGCGCGGATTACGGCCTCGTTAGTCGCACGGCGGCACTTCCGATAGATGTAAGCCTTCACCGCCAATTCAACCAGCTCGGCAAACTGCTCGTAGTGGCGCGGGTGAATGCTGGACAACCCTTGGTCGTATTCCAAGATGCACTTGGCCGTCATGGAGAAGGTGCCGGAGTTCAGCCCGAAGATAACAAAGCTGTTGTTGCCCGTCATGTGCACATTGGTGTAGGTGTGCGGCATGGAGCGGCTTGGGGTTAAACCGTCGATCAAGCCCTGCATCATGTCGCTGATGGAACCTTGGCCGCAGTCAGTCCCGTCGTTCATCCCCATACCCAGCATACCAGTCGCGGACGTCATGCTGCCCAGGTACACTTCATTGACCGAGATAATCTTGCGACCACCTGTAGCAATGTCGGGTACGTTAACTTCCACACAGCCGTTACCCTTGTCCATCATCTTCGCACCAGACAGATCGACGAACTCGGTTTTACCGCCGCCCACGTTACAAGCCGGGAGAACGGTACGGAAGATCACTTGTTCCCGGATACCTTGCGGGGTAGTGGTAGCGCCTTGGACGTTGTACCAGTTACCGTTGTAGTTGGCGTTTGGGTTTTCGAATGCGAGCTTGAAGAGGTAATCATCAATGTCGGACCCCATCACCCTATTGATTGCGTAATCGACGCAGTTCATGGATATGCTCCCTAGAGGATCTATGTGTTACTGTTCATAGCATTTGAGTATTTTTCTTACGGAGTCATATTGTATACTGGATAAGTAAACTCTTTGCGAAAGCAGAGGGGGAGTGTGTGGGTAATTTAAGCAAATGTGAACAATGTGAGAATGCTCTTAAAGTAGTAGCTTAAGCTACTACGCTTCCTTGTTCTGCTCTTACTCCGGAACGGAGTAATCACACGAGGAGTAAGAAGAGAGACTATACCAGAAGCCTCATAGGAAAGATTGAAACCTATATTACCTTATTGAATAACTGGATTCGGTATAGTACTGTTTATGACAGAACAGTGCTTGGTCTTAACTGTGAGTAAAAGGGTAATAGGGTATGACTACAATTTGCTGGGATATGGCGACACTGGCTTCTGACTCCAAGTGCTCGCAACAAAACGTTGCGATGCTGGCTGATCATCAAAAGATTTTTACACCCACTGGAAACGAATACTGGGAAATCCAGGGTGTCAAAGTGCTGGCCTTTGCATTGGCTGGTGAGATTGATATGCTGCCGTGGATAAAAGAGGAACTCGAGATCGGGGTTACTCACCGTACACGGCTGGAAGATTTGCCAGAGTCTGATTTTGTAATTCTGGCGGTGACCGAGAACGGGCAAGCTTGGTACTGGGGACTGTCTCGTAGTCATCGGCACCAGCGTAACACTGTGATCCTCAGTGCTATTACTGGGCCTTGTGCAGCGGGCAGCGGGCAAACCATTGCCACCGCGGTGATGTCGGTTGGGGCGACAGCTGTAGACGCTGTTAAACAAGCCATTCGTTTGGACAACCACAGTGGCGGGTCAGTTCAGACGTGGGTATTCCCGGGGGTGCCTGAAGTAATGAGCACTCGTCCACCCAAGGCGGAACCGGAACCGGTGTTTACCAAGACAGATCTGGAAACGGCGGTAGCCGATGCAATCAAGTCCAGTCTTGATCAAGCAGACGAGAAACCAAAGACCCCTCTTACTGCCAAAGAACTGGTACTAGAAGCGGAACGGTTGGCGTTGGCTGCGCGGGACCTCATGGACCAAGAAGCTGGTCTGGTTATCAAGAAACCGAAGAAGGCCTGACCATGACCACCATTGCCTGGGATGGCCACACTCTTGCTGCTGATACTTGCGCGGTAATGGACGGGACCATTCTTCAATACGAACAGGACAAGATCTTTCACCCTACCGAAAACTGTTACTGGGAAGTCTTCGGTAAACGGATCTTGGCCATGGGTTTTGCGGGCGGCCTTGAAAACGTGGAATGGGTTAAAGACTCTTTGCAAGAAGGGATCACCCACAAGTACCGAGTCACCAGCGAAGCGGTTGAATTGGACTTCCACGTTATCTTGGTTACAGAGAGTCGTGAAGTATTTGCTTGGGCTGTAACCCGTTACCCAGATCAGGATCTTGACTATAACAGTTTGATCCCGGTGAACGGTCCTTTTGCTGTGGGAAGCGGAGCGGTGTTTGCATTCTCAGTGATGACCGTCGGTAATGACGCCGTAGCTGCGGTTGGCTCAGCCGCGCTGCTGGACCCTTACACCAGCGCGCCCATTGCAACGTGGGAGCACCCAGGTAAACCTAAAGTCTTGTCCACCCGGCCTACTAAGGACGTCTAATCATGTTGAACCAATTCGGGCGTAAAAAGATCACCATTGAGGTTCGTCGTAAGCCAGTGGTATTGACTGGGGCTGCTTTGGAAATCAAGCAGAAGCTTACCACCAGTCTGGAACAATGCCGGAAAGAACGCGCAGCTTTCGCAGCCACTCAACCTCGACCGGAAGGCACCTCGGATGCGGACTGGGAACGCTACCTCAGTGGGGAGCTGTTTGACTGTCCTTACCCAAAGGTATCGATTTACCAAACCACTCCAGCCGACTAGGAGGTTGCATGTACAAGCCCGTTATAGTTGTAGGTAAGCGCAACCCTACCCCTTGCGATCTGGCGGATGCTGAGATCAGGGTCGTGATCGCTAAAACCGACGACCCAGCCTATCTCTCAGTAAGGGTGGGGAAACATCGAGCCCACGGTAACCCCTCAGGTCGCATTTACCCACGGGACCCGCTAGACAGGCCAATCAGTGAAGGTAGTGTCGATACGTCGTACAGTATTGACTTCATTGGGGCCAGCGGTTGCATTCAGAGCCACCATGTCAAGAGTGATCGCTCATCCCCTATCGAAGCGCGTGGACAAACCGCGTCCACGCATACCTTCGAAGAGTCTCCTTTCATTAAGGATTGTGATGACAACTGCCTGCGCGTGACAATTGATATGTCCCACCTAGATGGTTTGGAGTTGCATTTACCCCTGTCCGAAAACCAACGGACATACGAGGAAATCGTCCCTGGCCCACTGCGGGATATTCAAGACAAACTTGCGGAAGGCTTCGGTAACACTCTCAAGGAATGTGCTGGGATAGAACCACAACCGGTACACCTATCCACTGACTGGTCGGACCTCGATTAAGGAACCTGTCATGCAAATTACACTAACGTCTACCCAGGAAGTGCTCTGTCAGAGCGAAGAGTTCCTAGCGGTCATCAACACGATCGAAGTGGACCTTAAACGGGGTAACTTCTCTGTAGGCTGCTGCACTAACTACGACGAACACATTTGTATTGACGTCACTATCCCGGAATACCTGCGCCCAACAGTTACACAACTGTATGAAAAGTTGGGGTGGGTTCTCCTGTTCAAGTACTTCGACAAGGTGATGTTCTTTCTTCCTAAAGACGGTGTCCCCTTGACAATGACCGACCTGAATACTGAACGATAATCCTATTAGTGCTATGTTATGTTTCACTGATGACGTTGCCCTGAAGAAGCTCTCGTTAAGTGTGCGGTGGTTGTGGAGTGTTTCACGGTAAGGTTAGGGGATAACAACCTGCCGTAGTGATCGGGGTGTTCCCCCAGTTTATTGCCTCCGATTAGCAAAACGAAAACCCCAACAATTCATCTCCCTCATTCATTGGGCCTCTTGCGGGGTTCAGTGAATGAGGGTTATGTTTGCTTTCATCTTTTTCGTTACTAGCGTTTCATGATATACCGGTAAACTGCTTCGGGGTTCTTTGGCTAGTACCTCGGCGTGGATCATCGGCTCTCCTAAGGACCTGGTTCTCTGTACTTGAGAGCAGCCTCCTGGTGTGTCGCTCTGAAGAGCACCAGGGGGTCCTTTTCTTTAAAGGTAGTCCGACTCCTTGTCGGGGGATAAGGGGGCAAGAGAATTTCACCCCTATATTACTTTCAGGATAAGCATAACAGCTTGTTCCAAAATTCTTTCACACATCGAAGAGATAGAACACATGACAACTAATGGTATTACTTATTACCTCTGCGGTGGCACTGGCATCAACATCGGCAAGGCTCTGAAAGCCGCTTCTCGCACCCCGGCCAACAAAGAAGCTACCTTCATCGGTCTCGACGCTTCTGGCGCCAACAGCCCTGACGACCTGTTCCCGGTCGAGTACATCACCACTGCCGGCAGCTCCGATCAACTGGCTCGCGGTAGCGGCAAGGTCAAAGGCGCCAACTACGAGAAGGCTCCGGCGTTCGTAGCCCAGGTTCTGGCCAAGCACAAACCGTCGTCGTTCAACGTCATCGTCTGCAACACTGCTGGCGGTACTGGTTCCATGCTGGGTATTCTGGTTGGCCGCGCCATCGCCAAGCAAGGTCTGCCGATCTTCTTCCAGAACATCTCGGACTTCACTTCCACCAAGGAAAAGGAAAACGCCGTCGGCACTCTGCGTTCCGCCGCCAACCAAACGGCCAAGAGCCAGCTGGACCTGCCGATCTGCTTCCTGCACAACAAGAACACCAACGACCTGACCCGCGGTGAAGTCAACGAACTGGTGGTCGAGCGTCTGAACCTGGTCAGCCTGTTCTTCACCGAAGCCAACGGTGAAATGGATTACGCAGACATCAGCAACTTCCTGGCTTACTCCCGTCACAGCAACATTCCGCCGGCGTTGTCGGAAGTGTCGTTCTACGATCAGGACTCGGTCAAGAACTTCAAAGGCAAAACCCCGGTGGCCGTGGCCAGTCTGTTCACCAGCAGCGACGAAGTCATCCCGGTCTTCGAAGGCACCAGCTACCGTACCACCGGCGTCTTTGCGCCAGGCACTGTCCTGCCAAAAGGCATGACTCAGCTGCACATGGTCCTGGACCACGGTGAAGCTCTGGCCGCACTGGAATCGGAAATGCAAGCACTGGACGATCATAAAGCTGAAGTCGCCACCACCTACGTCAAGCAGAAAGACGTAAGTGTCGGCGCCGATGACAGCGGCATGATCCTGTAACACCCAGGTCCGACTATAAGCAGGGAGAGCATTCGCTCTCCCTGCTTATATCTTTCTTATGTCTTTATTTGTAGATTGGTTTCTTACTGCCAAAGGCATATTTATAGCCATGACCGCTTACAAGAGGGCTACAACGTGTCTAAGAGCTTCTCTATCGACTTAACGCCGTTCTCCCTGTGCAGACCCATTGCTGGAGGAGAAAGGATCTTACAGAGGGCAATAGGGCCTTACGAGGTTTCTCAGGTGCTCATCGACTTAGGGTATAACAACCTTAATGAGTACTCTGGGGTGTTGCCTTTCCGCTTTGGGTTTATCCCATCGCTTAACGAAACGTTGATGCAAGCAACCCTGGGTATTCCTACCACGGCCCAAGTGGATGTAAAACGACTGGGCGGGAAATCTCAGCGGTTGTTGCTGACGTTTACTTTTTAAAGCAAGGGGAGGGTGTATGTCAGTGTTTGATGTTAAACAAATGGCCAAGGACTTAGTGTTCTTGAATGACCAACACATTAGTGCCAAAGAGGTCGTCGCCGAGCGTTTAATTGAAGCCGCTGTTGAAGTCGTTAACTTTCCTAAGTCTCGGCACTTGGAGCTGTTTGAAGGCTTGGCGGAAGTTTACGAACTCGAAATGGGGCTCCCCTGCGCGGATGGCATTGTCATGGAGTTGGTCGAACGTATCAAGCGAGATATGGCGGCCAGCGGTTGGGACCCACGCATGAAGGTCAAGCTCGAAAGCAAGAAGTTGTCCAACACGTTCCACCGTATCACCGTCCGCATGGACCTGGATGCAACGGTTCAAGCTGAAGTTAGTGCGGTACGGCGTACCCATACTAAAGCAAGACGTCCGGAGATTACTGACGTCGTTTCAGATAACCCCGGTGCGGAGCTATTGAATGAATTCGATCGAGAGCTTTCTCGCCAACTTAAGCCCAGAACTCCGTTACTATCAGATCGAGGCGGGCGATTTATTAACTCGGATAAGAACGGACGTAAGTGGTAGCAGTACAGGGATTCCCCCTGGGTTTAACCGTTACAATGAAATGGCTGTCGGCATGATGCAGATGAGCCTCGATACTTTTGCACACGGCAAAGGTGTTCACTTGGGCGACACCCGATTCTCCATAGGTCTAGCAAAGAAGCACTTGCTTTCTGAGGATATCGAAGAGATCGCCCAGGATATAGCGTCGGCACTTAACACCAAAGTGCTATCCATATTGCCGACCACGGACATCCGCTACCGTTTCGCTTACCGCTTGCTTCCAAACTGTAACGTGCTGATTGGGTTAGACCCCCGGGAGTTTATCCATGAGCAGATTTGTGACGATACCGCTTGGGAAGTTACCGACGATTTTTAAGCGGATCGGATTCTCGTCAAATGAAACCATTGCGGCGCTGATAGGGTTTATCCACCTGTGGCGCGCCAACCATCATTACGATGCCTTGACGATTGAATTCCTTTTACCCGAATTAGGACTGGACCCATTGGCAGAACAAATGCTGCTGATGGAAGGCGGGTATTACCTCACTGAGCTGGGTAATTACATAAAGCAGTACGCCGCCGGTGGCCAGCTGATTCGCTGGGATGTCTTGCCTTACGTTATTCTACTGGAGATAGAGGATGACCGAGAAGTATTTAACACACACGGTGAGAGTGCCTCCGCTGACGGATGTCCGGGAACTGGTGGGACAGTACCATTCCCTTTTTAGCTCCATGGGAATCCCAGTGGTTGATCCGTTCCCGGCAGGTACCCAAGGCTTCACTCACCCTATCCCGGAAGAGAACCAAAGGCTCACTGTTGAATTCTTTGGGACGATGAATCTTCTGAAAGGCGCCATGATGCAGCACGACGGGCTTACTTTGATCAACACCCGCGTGCAAAACACCACGGCGACGTTCGTTTTCTCTTATAACGAGTAGTTCTATGAAACTGACGCACTTTGTGAAAGTGGATTATGATGAACTGGCTGAGCACCTGCAACTGTATTACCGTCAAGACGATAAAGACAGCCCACTTTCCAAAATGTCGTTTGAGCATTTCAGGGAGGTGATTGATCAACACGTCGAAGATATGATGGACGCAGATGCTTTCGCCACAGACACCCGTTTCACCGAGATCTTGCTCAAAAGGCTGACCTTCGGAACCCTGACCGACATCTTTGTGTCTAGAGTACCAGGTCATGTGGTTAACACGGGTCGTCAAAGTTTCATCATGCCTTTGATCCTCCTCGAAATCGATTATTAGGAGCTACACCGATGGCAGATATTATTACCCCCAAGAACGGGGACGTCGTTAGCTTCCAGTTGGTTGTTAACGGTGTCAACGGCGATGAGCGGGTGCAGGTTAAAGTGTTGGCGGGTGACATCAGTTACCAAGCCGCCTTGCTCATGGAACCCCAGGTCGGTCTGAAACACACTGCCCTGTTCCCGTACTTCGACCAGAAGGTGGGTTACATCAATGACCCCTCCAACTACTCCTACATGGCCGTACAGGCTTCGAACGGAGCGATTGAGGTCATCGGGTTGCCGTGGATTCAGGAGTCGTCGTATCGCATTGTGGACGGTCGTATCGCCACGCTGCAAATCACCAACTTCCGTGAAGACTTCCGCGCGCCGCTCAAAACGTTCATGGCCAATCTCGGGGCCACCTACACCCTGAACGTGAAAGACCAGTAAGTCGGTTAACCAAATACTACGTGTCCTATTATTAGGGCGCGTAGTAGCTACTTTTCTTTTTTGTCGCGTCATTATTTTTATAACGGTTACTCAGATCAAGTGAGTCAATATGGGCGTTCAAGCTCTCCACCTTTCACCTTTTGTTGAAGTTGATTACACTTCCGACCGTAACGTGGTCAGGCATTATCATGAACAAGCGGCGATGTATCTGGCGCTTGTTTATAAGTACGATTATGACCACATCCTGATGTTGATCAAGGATGTGTTTGTTCCGAATGAGAATGGCTTTAAAGAAGCCAAGTTCAAAGTCTTCCAGAAGAACAAGTATGGCGACCGCGAAGCAGTTGTCCAACCAGCCCGTGAGTTCTTCCAAACCGTAGAAGACAACAACTGGCACTTGTCTCCGTCGTTCGTTGCTTACAAGAACACGATGGAAGAGCAATCGGTTAACGCCTCGGGTACGGAGATCTTCATTGAGTTCCGTCGCCTGTATAAAGGCAAACGCGGCGAAGTACCGAAAGGCTCCGAAGCCTGGAAAGCGTTCAACGAAATCCAGAACGCCCTGAAGATCTTCAACAACGCCCAGTCGGGCGGTATGTCGTCTTCGGGTACACCGTTGTTCAACAAGTCGGGCCACACCTCGCTGACCAGTACCTGTCGCGCAGTCACCTCGACGGCCAACCTGACCAACGAACGGCTGATCACCGGTAACCGTCTGCTGCTGACGTACAACAAAACGATCGAGTACTTCCTGGCTCAATTGCGGTATGCAGACCGTGACCTGATCCAAGCGGTGATCAACGAATACAACATGACGTACGCCACTGTCCCGCAAGTCATGGACATGGTGATCCGTTGCACGTCGTACTACTGGAACAGCCCGTCGAACCTGCGGGCTATTGAAATGTTCTTGGCGGACTTGGACCCGCTGGAATTGACGATCCTGTTGTGCTCGATGGACTTGCGTGGACTTTACGTCACTAACCCGGCGTTGATGAAACAGTACTTCGCTGAATGGTGTGTGATCCCTGAGGTTCCAGAAGGTGCTGATGCAGCGGACTTCCCTAAACCAGCCAACGGCGACTACAAGATCCTTTGTATTACCAAGCTGGGTAAGAAAGCCACCCCGTTGCAGGTCAACCACCTCAACCAATACCACATCGGTTTGGAAGTGAAGTGGGATCGGTTTATTCGGGCGTTCCTCAAGTCGAAGATTCCGCCGACTGGCTTGTTCGATGTAAAAGAGATGGTGCGTGAGTCTGTATTGACTTCCGACACTGACTCCTCGATTTATAGCGTTGACTTGATCATTGACGATTACGCCAGTGATGCCGACACCGGGCTGAAGTTCAACGGGGTACTGACGTACTTCATCCGTTCGATTGCCGTAGACCAGCATGCGCGTCTCAGCAAGAACATGAACGTGGCGAAGAAGTACCTGCACCGCCTGAACATGAAGAACGAATACCTGTTTGGGTCGTATGTAACGACTTCGATGTCGAAGCACTACTTCGCATTGCAGCTTATGGTGGAGGGTATCCTCAACGACCATGCCGACTTGGAACTGAAAGGTGTCCACTTACGCGGCGTGAAGATTGCCTTGCTGGTGCGGGACTTCACCACCAAACTCATGCGGAAGATCTTGGATGCGCTCTACGGACGTTCTCAGCTGGATGCAGCGACTGTGTTGCATGAAGTGGGGAACATTGAGCGTGATCTGATCAAGGACATCGAGGAAGGCGGCTGGGGTTGGTTGACGAAGAACGGTATCAAGGAACAAGAGTCCTACACGACACCCGACTCGTCGATCTACTACTACCACGAGATGTGGGAGAAAGTCTTCTCCGACAAATACGGTAGAGCACCGGTTCTGCCTTATAAAGCGTACAAGGTCAACTTGGCACTGAGCAACAAGACCAAGATCAAGCACTTCTTCGACGCACACCGCGAAAACGCACTGGTGGCCAAGCTCGAAGAGTTCATCAGCGCGCGCAGTAACTTGACGTCTGTTTACATTCCAGTGGACATGATCACTGCAATGGGCGGGATTCCGAAAGAGATCATGCCCATTGTGGACACCCGTCTGCTGATCTCCCAAAACCTGAAGTCGGTGTACGCCATTCTGGAAACCTTGGGTCTGTTCATTATGAACTCTAAGACTACCCGCCTGGTCTCCGACGAACATTAATAACGAGGATGTACAATGAAACCAATTTGTGTACGTAAAGGTCCATTCGGTTACTACGTTGACGACAGTGGTCGCGATACCATGAACGTTGCTCAACTCAGAGTAGCCCCGGGCGACGCCAGCGAAAACAGTCAACGTTGTCCGCTGCACGTCAAACTGGCACTGGAAGGCGCGGAGGTCAAGTTTGATGCCAGCGTTCCGATGGTCCTGACCGATAACGACGGGCGTAAGCTGCGGGTCACCTTCACCGACAAGATCACCGAAGTGGTTGATCTGGCTGAACCGGACAAGGTACTCGAGCACTTCGATGTCGGCATCGACAATATCTTCTGGTTCATTGTTGCGGGTGTTCCAGAGCAGTAAGCGTGCATAACCCATTCCCAGAGGAAGCCCAAGGCTTGCCTCTAGGGAGTGGGTTTTTATGTTATCTCTTCTACCATTTGGAATTCGTTCACTGGTACTCCCAGCAAAGTTCTTTCCCACAGAATAGACAGTGAAATAAAATACGTCATCCAACCAGCCCCTTTCGGAGCTGGCCAGAGGGCACTATGTTTCACACATTGAGTTTGTTGAGCTCGAAGACATTGTCAGCCATGGCTTCGAAATGGTTACGGAAGATCTTCTCTGGAATGCGCTGATAGTTGTTATAACGAGCAGCGTGAGACCGATCGATCACCGTGTTAATGTCGGCTGCTTTGTAGCCCTTGTTGTTGGCGATCGTCAGATACAGAGCGTAGAGCTTCATGATCTGGATCTCCCACACCCAACAGGTCTGCGAGAACAACGCTGACTTACCAGCCCGGACGTAGTTGAAGTACGGTTGCTTGTAGATGCTTTGAATCTGCACCATCAAGTGATTGAGGTCCATGAGTCGATTGCCGTTGAACCGATCCACCAAGAACTCCACGTACTCTTTCAGCAGCTTGCTTTCGCTGACCGTGATGAAGGTAACGTCGTTGGTCTTGATCAACTCGTCCAATGGCTTTCCGTCAGCCATGTGTTCGTACAGCACGTTGAACACCGCCATCTGGTTGTGGATCAGCTGAGCGTTGACCAACCCGAAGTAACAGACATAAGCCGAGGTGCCAGTGTCGTCGTACTGAGGATCCCGCATGTACTTCCACCAGCCCACAGCAAGCTCCACAAGGTTCAAGCCGATGACAGCCAGGTGCTTTGGTGGGTTAGGGTTTTCCCAGCGCTTGATGGCGCTGTGGCGATACCCATGGTCGGTACGGGTGGTGTAGAGCGGGACGATCGGGTAGGATGTGGCGAAGTCGAAGGTGGCTTCATTATAGACGCGGTCATCCTCGATCAGGCACCAGTGTTCCAAGGTGGCTTCCCGGTAGAACCCGGTGTCGATGGCCGACCCAACGTGACTGAGTGAGGTAATGTTAAACAGCGTGCACAATGAATAGGCACGGAACCGAGTGTACTGAACCACGTACTCGAGATCCCAGCTTTTATCAATACTTAACTGTTGGAGTAATCCTACCAGCAGATGTTCGTTCTCGAGATTGAAGACGTTCTCACGAACGTAATCTTTAAAGGCCTTCCGGTTGAATTCGGCTTGACGACGCAGGTTGTCCAGTTTTCCGAAGTTGACTTTAGGGTAAACAAATGACGAAGGACTTGGCAACGACAAAGTGAGCATAAATTAAATCCTAGTTGACGTCCATTATATACACCGTAAAGACTCCTGGAGAAATCCGGGAGGGTCAATAGCGCATTTTGGTTGATTTAGACGTGAGGCTATAATATTTCACACCTATATCACTAGTTGGTAAATCGCTAATGATAATTTTGCAATCCTGCACAAATAGCGTTTATAACACACCCCTAATTCTTCAGAGCAACGGAGTAACACCATGAGCGTTAACACTGGCAAATCTTCCTGGGAAGACGGCGAAAAAGCAAACTCGGGCAAAGATTCTGCCGAGAACACCATCCTGACTACCACAGCTGGTTTGGCCAAAGGCGGCCTCGCTGGTCTGTACCAAATGGTCTCCATGACCTCCGATAACCGCAACCTCAAAGAAGTTGCGGATACCATCGAAGCGATCATCGAAACCTACAAGCGCATCAAGTCGTCGACCACCACCGAACTGCAACTGAGCATCATCCCGGAAGTCGAGTCCATGACCTCCGCGATCTCGCCAGTTCTGCCGGGCGTCTGCTTCTACCGCGAAATCGGCGGCGTGCTGTACGTGATGGGTGCTCTGTTCTCGAACAAGCACCTGACCATCAGCTCCGAATACATCCGCATGAACTCGCCGATGGGCTTCGGTGCCGGCATCTCGCAATCCGTTTCGGCGCCACTGACTCCGGCCAGCTACGCGGACAAGAACGTTGTCGACAACCTGCGCGCTCACTACACCCGTGTCGGTGAAACGAAAGGCGTCAAAGCGGTCACCATCATCAACATGGTTGTGGTCGACCTGGAAATGCTGGATCACGCCGAAGCTGGCGATATCAAGGATCGTCCACACGCTCTGTCGCAATACCTCACCGGTGCGTGGGAAGAAGCGTTGTTGGTCAAGGTTCCGCAGGAAATGGCTATCGCCGGTTCCAAGCTGCCTTCGCCGTTCTCCAACCCATCCAGCCCGTACGGCAAAGATGGTCACGCTGAAGCCCGTGTATCGGCAATCAGCGGCCGTGTAACTGCTGGCAAGACTCTGTCCGCAGCCAACATGGAAGTGATCGCTTCCACCATGAACAACATCAACAACCCGAACGCCTATGCGGCGAACAGCAAGGAGATCGCTCGCGTCACCGCTACGGTTTCTCTGAACGCGCAATCGTACCAGGCTTACACTGCTCAACTGGCCGCGGGTTCCGCACGTCAGCAGCAGGAAGCCATGCAGCGCATGATGAACATCGGCGGCGGGATCTACCCACAAGGCTACCGTCCACTGGCTCCGGTGATCACCATCGAAGAAGCTCAGGCCGGTGAAATGATGTCCTACAACCAAGGTCTGTCGCCGTTCTTCTACGGTCTGTACCTGTTGATGGCCACCAACAACAACTTCGTGTTTGCCGAAGCTCTGCGTAAGCACAGCGTTGGCGCTCGCGGTAACCTCGCTTCCCTGGAAGTGCGGATCGACGAAATGCTGCAACAAGTGGGCGTTATCCAGAACCGCATCGTGCTGACCGAGAAGACCGTTTCCGACACCGACCTGGTGAACAACTGGATCCGCCAGAACGTCAGCCCGCACGCGACCTTCCAGGTCAACATCAACCCATGCGGCCCGCACGCCTCGATCCAGAACTTCCTGGTTCGTCTGGCGAGCAAGAACCGCAAAGAAGAAGTGCAAACCATGATCGCCGTCATGGACGCACTGTCGAACGGCGCCTTCTCGGTACTGGTCGATCGCAACATCAAGGCAACCACTGGCTGGAACCCTTCGATGACTGTGCTGCACCGTACTCCGGTCATCACTGTCAACGGTCTGGCGGAAATCGGCGGCAAGAAACTGAACACCCAAGAGTTGGACGAGATGATGCTCGGTCACCTCAAGGGCAAGGGCGGCACTCAAGCCATCCAGCAGTTCCTGGCTACCCAGTACGGCATGACCAACGAGGACTTCAAAGCTCGTTGCCAGAAACTGCGTCTGGAACTGAACCAGTCGATCTTCGACGGCGCAGTCCACATCAACTCGTTCGCTCAGACTCACATCTGGGATCCGCAGCTGATGGCCGTTATCGGCGAAGCAATGGACGGCATCGGCACTCTGAACGTGGCCAACAACCTGGGCAGCTTCCGCTCCAACAACCTAGTGTTCGCACCGGGCGCTGGTCTGGCTACCTACATGTCGGTCGGCTCCAACAACCCAAGCGGCGCCAACCTGGGTGCAGGCTACGGTATGAGCCAGGCTTTCGGTTGATCTTAACCGAAGTTAAGTAAAGATGAGGGGGTTAGGAGGACTTCGGTCTTCCTAACCTTTTCTTTGCCTTTCAATATTTTTGGAGTTATTGTAAATGAAGTTGCCAGAATTAACTCCTTCCAACGAACGAGCAATTGCGGCGTTAATCACTAAGCAGCCAACCGAACTTGACCCTATCCTGCACTTCCAAGGGTACGCGAAACGGTTCAATGGTCCGCTGATTGATGACCCAAAATTCTCACTGCCGTTGTACCCGGACTTCGAGGACTTTAACTATCTGCATGACACCAGTCGTTTGCAGCAGATATACCTCAATGATTTTGACTTCAACCTAGAAGACGATCGCGAAGAACTCGCCCGTATGACTCGGTTGGAGTTTGACAGCAACTCGTTCGACACTGTCGCACGTTGCAGTTGTCCACCCGGCACAGGCGGGTTGGTAGGTAACTACTTGTTGGGCAGTGGTCGTAAGTGCACCAAGTGCCACGAAGAAGCCCAGCAGTTCCTCGACAAAGGTGAAGACACTAACCTGTGGCTGAAATGCCCAGAAGGCGTCAAGAGCTTTATCAACATCGGGTTCTTCACTACATTCTTTAGCAACATTTCCATTGGCAACCCGAGTCCGAAAGTTTCCGTTCCGCGTTACTTCATCGACCCGACCTATCAAAAGGCCGAGAAGAAGAAAAAGAACGGCACCATGATCATTCTGTTCCAGATGCTTGAAGCATTGGGTATCCGGGATCCGAACCTGAACACGTTCTACGAGAACGCTGATCAGATCATGGAATACATTCTGGTTGGACCGGGTAAGCGTTACAGCAAACACCCACAGGAAGGCCACAAGTTCCTGGCGTTCTACCACAAGTACAAGCACTTGGCGTTCTGTCAGTACATCAAAGTACCGAAGCGTTACTCCACAGTGTTCGAACGAACCGGTAAGGACGTGTACAGTTACTCGCACCACCCTGAGACCGCGCAGCTGTATAACGCGATCGCCGATACACTGAAGTCCAACTCCTGCTACCAACTGAACGACAAAGACCATCGCCGCAACATTGACATCGTCGGGAAGAACTTGGTGCTGCTGGCGGACCAGTATCGTCAGGTGAACAACCCGAAAGCGCTGTTCAACAAACCGGCTATCTCACGGAAGCACGTATGTGCTGGGTCTATTCCGTTCACGGGTCGTTCGGTGATTACCTCGCAGACTGGCATTATCGATACTGACGTGTTGATTGTGCCGTGGAAGATGTGTGTTGCGATTCTGGAATATCACATCACCAGCTATCTATACCGGCGTGGATTTACGCCGTGGATGGCACAGGCGCTGATCAACAAAGCAGCGTTTGAAATTGTCCCAGAGATTGATGCATTCTTTACGGACATGGAAGTGAATCGCAAGTGCTTGGTTGAGACCGGTCGAAATCCTTCGATTGAATACCTCAGCCTGCGCGTGTTCTTCCTGAAAGCTAACCGTGATCTGTCCGACGAAAGTATCAAGCTCCCGATCCTGGGTGTGAAAAGTTTTAACGCTGACTTCGACGGCGACCAGATGTACATTGTCGTTCTCGCGGACAACGAGTCCAAAGCTAAAGCGTACGGCGGCTTCGGTCACCACCAAGTACTCGACAAGAACATTCCGTTCCGGGTCGGTGGCTACGCTGGTCAAGCGGCAACAAACTTGATGAACCTCAACACGCTGATGGCGCAAACTCCACTTCTTCAGGAGTAAGTAATGAACAGCGCAAATGCGTTTAGCTACGCGATCTCGGGGAGTTTTACCGAGAATCAAATAGCCAAGTACGGGGACTACGTCAATCAAAGCGCTTCTCTCTTGCAGGGGGCAGGAGGTTGGCTCGCTCAACAGGCTACCAAGACGCTCGATTCGTTTAACAGCTTCGTGAACTCACGGGCCTGGGAAATGGGTAAGCGCTTGCTGGGTCAGTCGGACGGTGATTACGTCGGTCGCTATGAGATTGGTTACCTCGGCAGTCTCGATGGGCTACAAGGCGCTCAGGGGCACATGCGCGACATTATCATGTGTCACCCTGGGTTGATGCAGATGTACCGTGATGAAGAAATCTCCGGTTACGGTGGTGACTTCAGCAACTGGAACACCGGCATTAAAGAAGAGAACTTGTTCTACCGACGGATGTGGAGCGGTGTGATGAATTTGGAGAAGGTCGACGACCAGGTTACTCTCCGGCACACTCATTACTACGATACCGTTGGTGGACAGTTGTCGTTCCGGGAAATCGTGGACGCCCACAAGACTCACGCCGCTATCGATCATCACATGGCCAAGAAGATGTTTGACGTGACCAGTGAGATGGGCGACAAGCTGAAGTCGTATGTGGAGCCGACCAGCGAGTAATAGACGAGAACTAAACAGGAGGGCAACCCCTTCCTGTTTAGTTTTTATTTTTGGCCGATTGATCTTACGTCAGCAAAGAACGTCTATATTTCAACGGAAGGGCTAATTAATGGGAACATTTTTGGTTGGAACGATGACCACGTCAAACGGGTGGGAAACAGAATCCGTCCCCGATGCGCTGGCCAAGCATATTACCTATTGGTTTCAGAGTCGTCGTAATCAGGGTAAGGTCATGGGTAAAGTCCCTAGCTTCTACTTCCTGATCAAACAGTACGGCCAAGATCCCGATCGTCTTGTTGAACAAACCCGCACAGAACTGGAGCAGTACATCAAAGAACTGTTCCCGAATTGTTCGGTCTCGGTTTCCCAAGAAAATCTTACTGGCCAGGTCAATCAATACAGACTCATCATCGCTGTTCGGGTTGTGAACGATGGTGTTGGTTACGATCTGGCTAACGCGGTGTTGATCACCGGCGAACAATATAAACTTCTAGATGCAGCGAGGCTATAAATGGACAAGTCACAACGTGATGCTATTCTCAACGAAGATTTCGGTTGGTTGCAAGATATCCAGGTGATCCAGGTCGACGGTAAGTTGATGTTGGGTAACGACGACATGCCGTTCAACGTTTCGGCCGTGTTGCGTGAACGCGACTTCGTAAAAGAATGGCTGATGCCGTTTGCGTTGGGCAATGACCTAGGGGTTAACTACTTCAACGTGCAGAAGTGGGCCGGGATGAGCAACCGTGGCACCCAGTCAGTGTTGGTGGTTGATGATAACAACCAGCCGGTCGTGTTGGTGAAACCGCTGATCTCGCACAACATGACCCCGCACGACTTCGAACTGATGCGCGCCGTGAGTCGCCACATCCAACAGGTGCAGGCTGACACCACGCGCAGCAAGGATCCAAACGCCAGCATGAAGGTAGCAGGTCTGGTTAAGGAGCACATCCAGGCCAAGCGTCTCACGCTCACTGAACTAGTCTCGCCGGAGTTTTACGCGAAGCACGGGATCATCCCGGAAGTGGAACAGAAGATCTACTACATCAAGGACGTCGTTCGCCGTAACGAAGCTCCGATCGAAGAGATCACCCGTTCCCGCGACATCCTCTACCGCGACCACCGCAAAGAAGTGGTGACCGCCGACGAGTACCGCTTCTTGCACGACTTGAGCAAGGGCCAGTTCATCATCGACGAAAAAGTCGAAGCCGCACCAACCACCATCAGCGCCGCAGAGCGCGAAACTCCGAGCAATCCACTGGAGTGTTAAGGCTGTATTAAGGGGAAGTTCCGCATGCGGGCGCTTTGGAGTTCGGATCAACACACGCTACACGTTAACACTCCCACGAAACACGTACTGGGAAACTTGTCAACCTTTCTGTATAAAGACCATGACTTGGCCAAGGTTGACATTATCTTCTTTGGTGGCGACTTCTTTGAACGCTTGGTGGAACGTCCCAATCCTGACATGTACCGTGTGGAGGAGTGGGCTAAAGACTTTCTCCTCCGGTGCAAGAAGCATGATGTGAAGGTTGTGTTCTTGGAGGGTACTTCGTCACATGACTGGGGTCAGCCGGCGCACTTCAAGTTCATCGCCCCAGAAGGGTTAGATATTCGGTATATCGACACCCTGTGCATTGAAACATACCCTGAGTTCGGCGGCATGTCTGTCATGTACGTACCGGACAACATGGGGGCTTTAACACCGGACGAAGTCTGGGAGAAGGCCTTACAGGTCCTCAGAGCGGCGAACTTGTCTCAGGTGGACATGATTGCCTTTCACGGGGCTTTCGAGTTCCAGCTGCATCCTGCGGCGCGCCACAAGTCGCATAACCTTGATCGTTGGGAATCTATTGTCAAGTTCGCAATCTTTGCCGGTCATATCCACAAACCGGTTCAGGTTGGCAAGCTGTATACCTCGGGTTCCTTTGATCGGGACAAGCACGGCGAAGAACACCCCAAGGGTGGCTACGTCTTTGATCTCGATGTAACAACCGGCAAGTTCGACCCAGTCTTCTGGGAGAACAAGAATGCCATGCCTTACGTGACGATGTCGGTCCCTCAGGACATTACTCCCGAACGCTTGGTGGTCGACATCCACACCTTTATTAGAGATCGCAAGTTCCCTCACGGTGCTCATCTGCGGATTAAGGATGGTCGTGCGGAAGTTGTGAATCCCGTTATCTCCGTGTTGAAGAATGAATACCCATACCTGCATATTAAGTCTGAAAACGAGTCGACTGATAAAGAAGTCTTGTTGGATGAGGAAATGTTCGATAGCACGGTATACGCTGGTGTAACGATTACCAAAGATAACATCGAGGAAGCGTTACAACCAGAGATTGAAGACAAGCTACTCAAACACAACATATCCCTTGAAGAGGCAGCAGCAGTGCTGAAGGAGTTCCTATGAGATCTACCGGTACATTGGGGATGTCCGTAGGGACTTCTCTTGCCTTTGAGGGCGAAGGCGCCAACGGGATACGGAGTGCGGACTGTGTCATGCTCAACCTCCGTACCCTGATCCGCAACGCCAGCCAAGCTTATGAGTCCGGCGATAAAGAGGCAACTGATGTTGATCAATTGGTTGACGACGTTTCCAGTGACCTGCGACTCATCGGTACTTGGTTAGAACAAATCCGTAAAAGCAAACCGATTCAAATGGTGGTGTATTGCCCGGATTACAGTAAGCTGAAAAGTGACTTCCCTAAAGCCGACTTGGTGGACCATTCGGAGTCTTCAACAACGGCCACCCCCAAGCAGAAGGCTTATGCGAAGTTAGTGGAAAAAGTGCTTGAGAAGTTGCTCAAGCACTACGGTAAGCTGATTGTCGAGACCAAAGCGAGACTACCGGACTTCAATGGTAAAGGAATTGTATTGACGCACCATGTCGTCGATCTGACCACGGCTAAAGGCATTGGCCGGCTTTGGTTATTGGAATCCCATACGGGGACTCTCAAACCTTTCACGCTTTGGTACACCAAGCTTACCGGCGGGGGTGAGTTACACTTCATCCCGTTTAACCGCCTGACTATTCAGATCTTTGGCGACAAGTCCACCAACTTCAAGGCTTCCTCTCATGGCATCCGAGAACTGGTTAAGAAGCTCGCCCAAGATAATCACTGGACATCCGCTACGACCATGGGTCGTATAAGGGGCACCATCAACAACCTGCCGCAAGGTGTAGATAAAGCTGGGTTATTGCTGATGCTTTAATTCACTGCACCCCAATGTATATAGACAAAAACTTCTTCATTTCCTTATCCAAGGTTAACTCTCATGAATGGTCAACAAAACGGTCAACGCCCTGCCTTCACACCCCGCAAGAAAACCCTGCTGACCGACTACCGTCAGCCACACCCGGTTTCCATCGAGCCAGTGCCTGGCGCGAAGTATCCTGCACAGCTGATGTGGGATCAGGCCAACAACGGCAAGATCATGTTGAAGGTCAACGACGGCATCTATAAAGAAGGTGCCAAGAGCAACCATAAAGAAATCGAAATGGACTACGCCCACCGCGGCGTGCTGTTCGAAGCCTTGCTGGAAGCCACTACGGACGGCAACTTCAAGACTAAACAGATCCCTGTTCAGTGGAAGCAGTTCGTGTTCGCCGGCGGCAGCGGTCGCATGTCCGATCAGCCGGTCCTGCAAGTCTTCTTCACCGTAACCCGTGACGCTCAAGGTCGT